CAGAATGCTTATGTTTATGCCTTGGGGCAGGCTGATCGCACTGCAGGAGTCACTACAGACGGCATACGATGCAGAATAACAGGAGTATTAAATGACGTTGAACTTCCTGATACTTTTTATCAAAGAAAGGGTGCAAAGATAAAATTAAAGTCTTTAGGTAAGATTGCACATGTTACTGATTTTAAATCAAATAATTGGATTTATAATGTTCAACCAAAGTATAATATTGATACTATTACTTTACAAGATGCGTCTAATAATACCTATGAAGTCGTAACTAAAGATTTTCATAGAATAAGAGTAAACGACACAGTAACAGTTCAAACAAACAATGCGACTTTAGACGGTGGTTACGCTGTTACTGATGTTTTAAGTGCAACAAAACTTAGAATTAGAGGATCTGCTATAAGTAGTCTTTCTGCGGTTGTTGCCATAACAAAAACACTTACAAAACCAAATTCTGATGCTACTGGTGTTGACAATAATCAGCAAAAATTAAACGATTACACAGCTAATGTTCAAAACGTTTATATGCAAGAAGTTGGATATGCTCACACTCTTTCTAGACTTAAAAATTTAATAGCATCCAATTCGATACCATCTTACGGATCTGATCATAAATTAAATCCAAGCACTCAAAAGATTAATTTATCTGGAACTTTCCTCGGTGGTCAAGTTATTATTGGAATTACCACTGGATCTAATGATCATAACTTCTTCACTGGTGATGCAATTTATTATACTCCACAAAAGGCTGCAAATGGAACTATATCAAGTTTTCTATTTAGTGAAGGATTATATTTTGTAGAGAGAGTAAATTTAAATGATATCAGATTAGCGAAATCCAGATCAAACTTATATGATGGTAATTATCAGAAAGTATCAGAAGCAACTGTTACTACTGAAATTACAAATAACACTTTTGAGAAATATGAATTTCATCAAAAACAACTTCTACCTCAAAAGTTGTTTAGAGAAATTGATATGCCAGTTTATGATGGTAAAAAATATAAAACTAGAATTGGATATAATGGGATATTAATAAATGGTGTTGAAATACTAAGTTATAAGTCTGCAGATCTTTGCTATTATGGAGAAATTAAATCTATAGATGTTACAGGTGGTGGTAGAAAGTATGATGTTATAAATCCACCTTTATTAGCAATTAATGATGGTGTAGGAGCAGGGGCTACAGGATACGTTGCAACTAGAGGTAGTTTACAAGAAATTAGAATTGAAGATCCTGGTTTTGATTATCTTGATACTCCTACAGTGGAGATAAGTGGTGGAAATGGTGAAGGTGCTACAGCAGAGTGTAAAATGGTCACTGTTCCATATCAAGTTGTGTTTAACGCTGGTTCAGGTTCTCAAACGGTTGCTATAACCACCACCATTGTTAAAAACTCTCTTGGAATTAATACAGAAGGTAACTATAATGTTGGATTTTTAACTTATCACAAATTTAGAAACTATGAACAGGTTGTATATGATACTCTTGGAGAGAAAGCTCTATCGGGATTAAGTACTGGTGCGATATATTATGTTAATACAAATCCTCCTACTGGAATAACTACAATATCAAGTTGGGTTGGTAATGATGGAACAACTTGGTATCCAGAAAAAACACTTAGACTTCATAGAAATTTAGATGAAGCTGTATCTGGTATTAATACCATAGCATTTAATGCGTTTGGTGAAGGAAATCACCAGTTTAGATCATATAATGGTAAATCACAAGTTGGAAGTATAAATGTATTAACACCAGGTGAGGGATATGAAAATAAACTTAAAACATGTGAACCAATAGGTATCAACACTGCACTTGATAGAATTACAATTAATAATCATGATTATAAGACAGGTGAGATTATAACTTATACTGCTGATCCTAATGGGGAATCAATCGAGGGTCTTTCAAGCGATAAAAAATATTATGTTTTTGTTGTAGATGAAAATACATTTAAATTATCAACAGTTGGTGTGGGAACAACTGCAAAAGATTTTTATTTTAGAACAAAACAATATGAAAACTTAAGATCTATTGGAGTAGGAACTCATAATTTTAACTATGATCCAATCGTTGTAAAAGTAGAAGGAATTGTTGGTATAAGTTCAATAGAGGGTAAAAATTTCCAATGTGTTCCTCAACCACTGTTGTAAGCGGAGAATTACTACCTGTTGTTGCTAATGGTCAAATTATTGACGTTGCGATTAATAATAGAGGTCAATCCTATAATACACCCCCAAGTATTTCAGTAACTGGTATTGGAACTGGTGCAGAATTAGTTCCAGAGATAGTAGATGGTCAAATTAGATCAGTCAAGATAATTAAAGCTGGTATTGGATATGGTGCATCTACAACTTCACTTAATGTTGAGTCTTCTGGTGAGTTTGCTATTTTCCAATCAAATCTTACCACATGGCAAGTAAATGAAGTTAGAAAAAACTTCACTAATATAGATTCATCTGATGTATTCATTGAAAAACCAACACAACTTAGTCGTGAATTACAATGTTCACATGCGTATGCACCAAGAGGATTAAGAAAAGTAGTATATCAAAATAATTCAGATGGTGATGCTTTATATGGTAGTAGAGATTTAACTTTACTAAATGGTGAAACTGAAGAAAATAAAACACAACACTCACCTATTATTGGTTGGGCATATGATGGATTGCCAATTTATGGCCCATATGGATATGAGAAGAGCACTGGTGGATCTGTAACTCAACTAAATTCTGGATATTCGATTGATTTAAAAACTAATAGACCTCCTTTAAGTGTTTTCCCACAAGAATTTTTCCTTGAGGATTTTACTTGGAATAGTAATACTGATGAAAGTTATCTTGACGAGAACAATGGAAGATATGGTATAACTCCTGAATATCCAAATGGAATATATGCTTATTTTGCTACTCTTGAATCAACAGTAACTGATGATTCTAGTGATCCTTTTGATAACTTTAAGAAACCAAAGTTCCCATATTTACTAGGTGAGAACTTCTGGGCTCAACCAAATGAATTTAATTTCTTATCGAGAAGTAATCAAGATGAGATTAATCTTAATAAAACTGCTTGGGTAAGAAATACTGAGCCATATGAATTACTTCAAGATGATAGTGCTTACAATTATGTAAGTCAATCATACAAATATGTTACTCAAGAAGGAACTGTTGTTTACGCTTCAGAAGGATCTGTAGACAAAGTTGGAATTGTAACTGGTGGATCTTTATATAGAGTTAACGATAAAGTTGTTTTTGAAGAGAAAGTAGCTGAAAATTTTGAAACTGTTGCAAAAGTATCAAAAGTAAGAGGGCCTGGAATTGGAACAATCGCAGTTGTTAATACAAAACTGAACAACATTGAATTCTATCCTTCTAATGAAAGACGTAGGTTTGTAGGTGTTCACACCACTCCAATAAATTTACAAAATGGAGATAGAGTTATCATATCAGGAATGTCAACTACTAGCTCTGATATTGGAGGCAAATCTTATATTATAGGTATTTCATCTGCACAATTAATAGTATCTGAGGGAATAGGATCTGTTGCAGCCACTGGATTAGTCACCTTCTTTAAAGTTCAAGGTAAATTACCATCACCAAATGATAATCTCAACAATCTCAACTTGAGAGAGAATGATATATTAAAGGTTGGTATTGGTACAAGACAAGAAGAAGTTAAAATACTTAACATTGACGCTGCAAATTCTAGATTAAGAGTTTTAAGAAACCAGAATAATTTAGATCAAACTGGTGATGGCATTGTTGGAGCTATTCACACTGCTAGAACTCCAATAGAAGAAGATCCTAGAAAATTTAAGATAGATGTTGGATTTAACACAGATTTTGATAATAAAGTTGATTTTGAATATTATTTCAATCCCATTGAGTCAGTTGGTCTAGGAACCACTGTGGGGCCTGGTATTGGAACAACAGTTACTTTTGCAAATCCTGGTGGTGGTATAAATTCATTGTTTATTCCATCTAGATCAATATTTTTACCAAATCATAAATTTAAAACTGGAGATGAGGTAACTTATCAGAGGAATACTGGTAATTCCATAGGAATTTCAACGAACCGTCTAAATGCTGATTTACGAGTTTTTTCTGCTAATCTTCCAGAAGAAACACCATTATTTGTGGCGAAAATCACTGATGATTTAATTGGTCTATCAACAGTTAGAATTGGTTTAGGAACACCTGGTGAAGGTAAAGATCCTGAAGATATTTTTGTTGGTGCAGCTGCATCCACTAAGGAGCAAGGTTTAGTTTATTTTACAGGTATTGGAACTGGTGAATATCACAGTTTAAAGAGAAGTTATGATGAAACTGTTAAAGGTTCTTTGGAGAAAAATAAAGTTACAGTATCAACTGCAAGTAGTCATGGATTAAGACATAATGATAGAGTTTTCTTGACTGTAAATGCTGGAATAGTTACAACAGTTCCAATAAAGTATAATAAAGCGAATAGGAAACTTGTTGCTAGAACTTTAGATTTCGTTGCATCTGGTATTAACACATCAACTGCACAATCTGGAATTCCTGATACAATTGAAATCGTCAACCATGAGATGCAAACTGGCCAAAGAGTTATTCATACATCAGAAAACCCTATGGGCGGTTTAGTTAATGATGAAGAATATTTTGTTTATGTAATTAATAAAGATAAAATAAAATTATGTGGTAGTAGATTCCAAACAAGACAAAGAAGACCAAAATTTGTTGGTATTCTTACTGCTAACGCTGGAAACAACGGAGTTTTAAATCTTGTTAATCCACCATTAGAGTTTTATAAAAATGGAACTATAACATTTGATTTATCAGATTCTTCATTGGCATTTACAAAAATTACTGACACATTGCCAGCTTTTAGATTAGAACTTTATACTGATTATAATTTCATTCATGAATATACATCAAACGAAAAATCATCAACATTTAATGTGACTAGATCAGGAACTGTTGGTGTTGATGGTAAATTAGTTCTTACATATAATCAAAACACTCCAAAAATATTATATTATAATCTTGTTGCAAATACAGACACAGATAATCCTGATATTAATAAAGAGCTAGTCTTGGATAAAGGTATTATTGGTAATAATTCAATAAACTTTAGAGATAGTCGTTATTCAGGTCAATTTAATGTTATTGCTAATTCTGATAATACTTTTGTATATGATCTAAAAAAATATCCAGAAGAACCATCATATACAAACTCATCAACCACTGAAGTAATATATGATACAACATCTAAAACTGCTTATGGCCCAATAGCAGCTATTTCTCTATCTGAAAAAGGAAAAGGATATACCAGATTACCTGGTGTTTCTACTGTGACCTCTGATACAGGAACAGGTGCTATTTTAGAAGCATCTAGTAGATCAATAGGTGTTCCTAAAACAACAAAAATTGAAAATATTGGTTTTGATTATCCATCTGACTTTACTCTAAGACCACAATCAAAACTTCCTCAAATTATTAAAATTGAAGCACTATCTGGTCTTAAATCTGTTGGTATCACATCATATGGTAGAGGATATAATCAACCACCTCAATTAGTTGTTCTTGATGGTGTTACCAGAGCAAGAGATAATGATGTTGATTTAAGATATAATTTAGAAACTCCAGATGTGCCAGGATATGTTGATATTATTGAAAATACCTTTGGATTATCTAACGTCACTCCATTTATCATTCCCGTAGGTAATCCAAATGGAGTTAGAATTACAAATCTTGTTTATGATTCATCTACAGATACTGTAGCAGCTACATTAAAAGTTGCATATAGTCTTGCAGAGGAATTCCCTATAGAAGTTGGTGATAGAGTATTAGTTGAAAATGTAAGTGTAGGTGTTGGATCTACTGGAAAAGGTTATAACTCGGAGGCATATGATTTTAGAACTTTTGAAGTTACTCAGGTTCATCAAAATTTAGGTAATGTTGGTATTGTAACTTATAGTCTAGGTGGTAATCTTCCATCTGGTGAAATACCTGGTAATTTTAATTCCACTCTATCATCGGGAATATTAGTTAGAGAAAGAGATTTTCCACAATTTTCTGCTGAACTGATACCTAACACATTTAATTCAAAAGAAACGTTAACATCAGAAACCAGTGTTGGCCCTGTATCTGGTGTTGTTGCTGAATATGATCCTGCAAGTCAGTGGTTAACTGTTGAAGCTGCCAGTGATTTTGAAGTTGGTAGATTGATCGAATCTGCAGAGACAGGTGCTAAAGGAAATGTATCAGAAATAGTTCTTACTTTTGATACTAATTTTATATTAGATTATTTTTCTATGGTTAATAATGGATGGGAATATGAAACTGGTTTCTTAAGTAATATTTTACAAGTAACTCATGATAATGAATATTATCAAAGATTTGCGTATGCAATTAAATCTAGAGTTTTCTTTGATAGATGGAAAGACATTGTTAATACCTTAACACATACTGCAGGATTCCAAAAATTTAGTAATCTTCAAGTAGAATCTATTTTACCAGTTGGTCAACAGGCATCTATGGTTGTTGGTATTGCTGGAACAGTGACTGGTGTTATTGATTTACAGGGATTTGAAAGTTTACATGAAGTTGATAATTTTGATTTAGTTACAGAAAACTTAAAATCAAGAGCTCCTGCTGCTGGTAATCTTTCTGACCAAATCACCTTCCAAAATCGTATTTTAATTGATTATGCAGAATCTGTAGGAAATAGAGTTATTACAATTGATAATGTTAGTGATGATTTTAATGATCAACCTAGAAATACACCATTTTCTGAAGTAGGTAGATTTGCTATCACTGGCAATAAAGAAAATAGATTTATGGTGTATGTAAAAGATAAATTATTTACTGGCGAAAGACAATTAATGATGGTCAATGCTTTGTTTGACCCGATTAGTGGTCAATCAATGATCAATCAATATGGTCAAGTTGATACTGTTAGAGATCTTGGATCAATGGATACTGATGTTGATGGTAGTGAAGCTGTTCTTAAGTTTTTCCCAAATAAGAGTGAATTTAATAATTACAATGTGGTTACACTTTCATATAATCTTAATGAACTTGTTGGGGGTGGAACAACACAAATATTAGGTTTATCAACTTCTATAGGAGTGGGTTCTTCAACATCAGCACTTGTTCATATTGGTGCTGCCACAACACTAGGTGGATCTTCTCAAGGAGGCGGTGAGGTCATTGTGGCCACCGTAGGAACCGCATCTACAACAGGAATAGCAACAGGTAGACTTGATGAATTACATAATCCTAGATCTGCTAAAGTAATAGTTTCCATAGCAACAAGTGAAGGAACTGTTGAATATAATGAATTGAATATGATTATGCATCAAAGTGCTGTGGGTTTGGGAACCACTGTGGCGTTTGAGCAATATGGTCAATTAACTATCCACAATAGAAGAGATGCTCTTGCTGCGGAGCCACTAGGAACATTTAGACCACATGTTGTTGGTCTTGGAACTACTGCTCAAATTCAAATTGGATTTACGCCAAGAGCTGGTATCGTAACTGCATATATTAATTCAGTCACCATAGGAATATCATCTGAAATATACACTGGAATAGCGACAGTTGGTTTACAGAATGCATCATTAATAGCAAAAGGAACAAAGATTCCTGCAGCAGGATCACCTAGTGCAACTGGTATTGGTAGCTATGGTGAAGAATTTGATGCAGCATATGCGATAGTTCAAGTTAAAGATACTACGAACGATAGGTATGAGTTTTCAGAAATAATGATGATTGATGATGATGATCGTGTATTCATGACTGAATATGGTAATGTTCAAACAGGAGCTGGTGCGGGTGGTAGTCTTGGAACTATTAGTGGTGCAAGAGATTCGACAGATTGTTTTAGTGAAATAAAGTATACTCCAAATGCAAATACAGATGTTGAAGTTAAAACATTCATGCATGCTCTTAAAATTGTTGAGGGTAGTGATACATCACAGATTCAACTTAATTCAGCATCTATTCAAAGTAAGTTTGATGTTTATGAGGGAACTTTCTTTGGTGCTAGAACAGGATTCCCAATACGAAATGATGGTAATGAGATATTTAAACAAAACTTTGATGGATCAAGCACAGAAATTGTAAATCTAACAAATAACACGATTACCATACCTAATCATTTCTTTGTAACTGGTGAAGAAGTTGAATACTCGATAGCACAACCAATAGTTGGATGCACAACAACAGGTATTGGAAGCACAGGTGATTCGATAGGAATCGCAGCAACAACTGCTACCACTCCTACAAATGTAACTTATATTCCATCATCAGTCTTTATCATCAAGGTAAGTGATAGTGTAGTTAAACTTGCAGCAACAGCAGAGAATGCCTTGAAATCAGTTAATGTTCCTTTAGATTTAAATGCAGTTGGTGTGGGAACTTCACATAGTTTAACAGCCAAAAATCAAAATACTAGGGCATTAATAGCGATTGATAATATTATTCAAAGCCCAATTGTTGGAACTGGAGTAACTTCATCATTAGGTGTAGATTTTACTAGAGGTGAAACTATAATGCTTACCTCTGGTATAACATCATTCTTTAGTGGAGATGTTGTAAGAGTTGGTTCTGCCACCACTCATGAGATGATGAAGATAATTTCAGTTAGCAACGCAGGTATTACTAGTGCAATTAGAGTTCATCGAAGTTGGATGGGAACTGAGCTTCTTAATCATTCAAATCATGATATTATTGAGAAGATGTCTGGTAATTATAATATTGTTGATAGCACATTGAATTTTGCAGATGCTCCAATCGGTGGTAGACCAATAAGTGTTGGAAGCACTGGCATTCCAGCTAGCGATAGAGATTTTACTGGTATAACAACTACCTCAAGCTTCAGTGGAAGAATATTTAATAGATCTGGTATCAAAGGTGGAAACACTAAAGCATATGGGGCAAATTATAATATTGATGATATATCACAACAGTTTGACGGTCAAACTAAAACATTCACTCTTAAAGTAGATAAAACAAACGTAACTGGTATTGCTACTAACCTTGGTATTGTTATGGTCAATGGAATACTACAAGGTGCTGGTGCATTAGATAATTATGAATTATCTGAGGTTTCTGGAATTACTTCTATTACATTCACAGGAACTGCATCTTCCATTGCTAATGATGTAAATAATGCCTCAGTTCCAGTTGGTGGTATCATAGTTTCTGTAGCGTCTAGTGAAGGATTTGGATATCAACCATTAGTATCTGCTGGTGCTACGATACACTTTAATAACATTGGTGTTGCCACCGCAGTTAGTATTGGTAATAGCGGTTCTGGTTACAGAGTATCTCCAGGTTATGCTGGTTTAGGATCTAGTAAATCCATAGGTGGTGTTGGAATTGTAACCGTTGTTAATGTTTCTATCGCTGTAACCACCTCTGGAGGAACTCCAACTATTCAAAATATTGGAACTGCATCAGTATTAAATGGTGGTGTAGTAAGCATTGCCATTACAAATACAAATCCCATACCTGGTATAGGAACTCAAAACCCATCATCTGTGGGAACTGGTCAATCAACATTTATTGCGATAATTGATGATCCTATACCATATCAAGATATTCCTCTTTGGTATGATAATGATGCAACACCAGGTGTTGGTGGATCACAAGCAAGAGTGAATATATCAGTTGGAGTCGCAACAACAGGTGGCCGTGTAATTGATTTTGAAATAACAAATACAGGATTTGGATATAAAAACTCTCAAGTATTAACTGTTCCAACCTCTTTAACTGCATCTGAAGAACCTTATGCGATTCCCGTAGATCAAGATATATTCAAACCATTTAAGTTAACATTAGATAGAGTTCATCATGATGAATTTAATATGTGGAGCATGGGTGAACTTCAAGCTCTTGATGATTTCTCAAATCTATTTGATGGAACTAGAAAAGTATTCCCACTTACAGTTGCTGGTGAAGCTTTTGCTATACAGGCAAGAACTGGTTCAAATATAGTTGTTAAAAATACTATTATTCTTACAATAAATGATGTCTTACAGGTACCTGGTGAGGGTTATATATTTGATGGTGGTGGATCAATAACATTGACTGAAGCACCAAATGAAGGTGATGTTATGAACTTGTTCTTCTATAGAGGAACTGGTGGTGAGGATGTGAAAGATAGAGACATTGTGGAAACTGTTAAAGCAGGAGATGATTTACAAGTAGGATTTGATCCTGCTTATAATACAAGAACCTTTGTAGAATTTCCAAGAACAGTATCAGAGGTTGTATCATCAAACTTAGTTGATACTAACCAATACTTTGGAAGAGGATTAGGTGACTCTGAGACAGAGGTTAGACCTGTTAAATGGTATAGACAATTAGAGGATAAATTTATTGACGGAAGAATAGTTCATAAGGATAGACCTCTATATGAGCCTAGTTTGTTCCCAACTGCATATTTAATTCAACCAATTGGTGTTGGTCAAACAGAAATATTCATTGATAGTTGTAAACCGTTCTTTAATCCTGAAAATGAGAACGCAATAAGTAGAGATTTCCAAAAAGATATTCAAATTGTCAATGCGAGTTCTGAGTATGAGTTTCTTGCTGGTGCTGCTGCAACTGCAGTCGTATCTATTGCAAACACAATATCATTCTTCTCAATCACAGATGCTGGTGACGGTTATACATCAGCTCCTGAAGTTAGAGTGCAACAACCTATAAGCATTGGTGGAACTCCATTTGCAGGTATTGGAACCACTGCAACTGCTATTGCAACTGCAACAATTTCCAATGGATCTATATCATCAATTACGGTAGGAATCAATTCTGGAATTGTTGGAACTGGTTATACCGCAGGTGCACCTCCTGTGGTTCTAATTGCTCCCCCTACATATGTAAGGGAAGAAAATAATATTGACTCATATGAGGGAGACTTTGGTATTGTTACTGGAGTTGGTATAGTAACAAATATCTCTAGGGCAAATGGTGTAGGAATTGGTATTGGAACTGGAATTGTATTTGATTTGTATATTCCAAAAGATTCTCCATTGAGAGATGAAAAAATTAATCAACCTGATCCAATAACAAGAAGTGGGTTAACAACTGGATATTACTTCACAGTTAGTGGTTCTAATGGTATTACCACAGAGGGCACTCTTACCTCTGGTATCACCGCAGTTTCAATGGATAGCACTGTTGGATATGTTGGTGTTGGAACAACTGCCTTGGATGGTATATATGAGGTTGCACACCATGTTGGAGTTACAACTGTTGGATTCGGAACTGATCAAGCAGAGGTGGCAACAAGAGTATTCTGTAAGGTATTAAATTGGAACGGTTTACAGGAAACTGTTGGTTATTCTACATTGAACCAAGGTTTATCTACATCATTTATTGGTAACTTTAGTTGGGGTCGATTACAACTAAAAGATAGACAAATAGCACAAGCATATACTGTTAATACTAATAATGGTATTACTGGTATTAAGACTGGGCCTCAAATTAAGAGAAGGGCAGCTCTTAAATCTGAGAACTATGTCGTCTAAATAAATAAAAAAAGTGTAACACAAGTTCATGTCGGCAATCATAACGGATCAAATAAGAATATTAAATGCAAAAAACTTCGTTGCTGGTGTATCCACTTCGATTAACTCTTATTATGCATTTGTGGGTCTACCAAACCCAACAAGTATAGTATCAACATGGGATTCTGCTCCTCCAGCACCTATTGATAGTTTTAATAACATGAATGACTATCATGATACCATGTTAGCTGTGAAGAAAATAACTGCTGCTGATGTAAAACAAATAGTTCCCAAACAAAATTGGAACTCAGGAACAACTTATGATTACTATAGACATGACTATAGTATTTCTAATGCACCACCAAACTCTGGTGGAACATCATTATATACTGCAAACTACTTTGTTGTTAATAGTGATTTTAGAGTTTATATTTGCTTGCAAAATGGAACAACACCAGAAACACCTGACGGTAAACCATCTCTAGACGAACCAACATTTACAGATTTAGAACCAAGAACTGCAGGTACATCTGGAGACGGATATATTTGGAAATACTTATATAGTATAAAACCTGCTGATTTAATAAAATTTGATGCTACTGACTTTATGCCAGTTCCTTTAAATTGGGGAGACAATGCTGCAGATGCATCAGTCAAAAATAACGCTGTAGATGGTGGAATTAAAATTGTTGTAGTTAAAAATAGAGGAACTGGTATAGGAACTGCTAACCAAACTTATACTAGAGTTCCGATTAAAGGTGATGGATTTAACGCAGAATGCACTGTTGTTGTAAACAATGATGCTCAAATAGAAAGTGTCACGGTATCTAATGAAGGATTTGGATATACATATGGTAATGTTGATTTAGCTGCTGGATCAGTTCCTACCCCAACATCTCCACCAACTCTTGATGTTATTATTCCACCACCAGGTGGCCATGGTGCAGATATCTATAGAGAACTAGGTGCAACCAACGCTTTACTTTATGCAAGAATTGAAAATGATGAAGAAAACCCAGACTTTATAACAGGAAACCAAATTTCAAGAATTGGAATTTTGGAGAATCCTAAAGCATTTAACTCTAATGAAATACTTACTTTAGACAAGGCGAGTGCTGCTTATGCTTTAAGACTAACTGGAACTGGATACAGTTCTGTGACATTTACTCCAGATAGTTTAATACAACAAACTGTAGGAACAGGTGTTACAGCTTACGGAAAAGTCATTGCATATGATCAAACCACTGGAGTTTTAAAATATTGGCAAGATAGAACTATTGCTGGTTTTATAACTGCAACTGGTTCTGTTTCAACCGCACAAACAGCGGCTGCAGCGATTTATGGTTACAATACAACAAGATTTACTGCTGATCCAGATGCTGGTGGTAACGTGACAATTGTAGGTGGTAGTTCTAATTTATCAATAAGCACCACATTTGCAGGTCTATCTACATCAATAAATAATAGAACATATTACCTTGGTCAATCGTTTACTAAGGGAGTATCTAACCCAGAAATTGACAAATACTCTGGAAACATGATTTATGTTGATCACAGACCATCAATCACAAGATCTTCCAATCAAAAAGAAGACATCAAAATAATATTACAGTTCTAATTAACTATGGCCCAACAAACCAACCTTAACGTTTCACCATATTTTGATGATTTTGATCCGAATGATAATTATCATAAGGTTCTTTTCAAGCCTGGCTACCCTGTACAAGCAAGAGAATTAACTGGTCTTCAATCTATATTACAAAATCAAATTGAAAAATTTGGTCAACACTTTTTCAAGGAGGGTGCAAAAGTAATACCAGGTAATACTGCATATTCTCCTGAGTATTATGCTGTTGAGCTAAATAACAGTCATTTGGGAGTTCCTGTAGAATTTTATATTGATCAGTTAATAGATAGAAAAATAATTGGAGCAACAACTGGTATAACCGCTATAGTTAAACAAGTTTTAAGATCTGAGAATTCTGAAAATGGTAATCTAACACTTTATATTTCATATATGTCTTCTGGTGTGGAGGATAGTAGTATTAAGGTTTTTGCTGATGGTGAATTATTATTAGCAGATAGTGATATTGTTTCAGGGCCTCAAAATAATGCTTTCATACCCTCTGGCGAATCATTTGCATCATGTATTGCAAACAATGCAACATCTACTGCTGCATCTTTTTCAATAGTAAACGGTGTTTACTTCATCAGAGGTAACTTTGTTCAAGTTCAAGATGAAACAATTTTGTTATCTCAGTATACAAATGAACCTAGTGCAAGAGTTGGTTTAAGAATTGAAGAAGATATAATTAATGCAGATGAAGATGAAACATTAGCTGATAATTCAAAAGGATTTAACAATTACGCTGCACCAGGTGCAGATCGTTTAAAGATTTCAGTAAGTCTATTTGCTAAACCATTAGATGATTATAATGATTCTAATTTTGTCGAATTAGCAGTCATTGAAAATGGTCAATTAAGATCTCAGGTTAAAAATACACAATATAGTTTTATCCAAGATGAATTAGCTCGTAGAACGTACGCAGAATCAGGTGATTATGTTGTTAAAAGTTTCAGCGTTGGTTTGAGAGACTCACTGAATGATAATATTGATAATAATGGAGTTTATGAAGAAGGTCAATTTACACAGGGTGGAACTCTCGCTGATGATGATTTAGCTGTATATCAAGTGTCACCAGGTAAAGCATTTGTTAAGGGGTATGAGGTTGAGACTATAAGTTCCACTTATATAGATTGCCCAAAACCAAGAACTTCAAAAAGATTAGAAGGTCAAGGAGTCGCATATAAAACAGGAAACGCTGTAAGATTGAATAATGTTCAGGGTGCACCTGAAATTGGAATTGGAAATACTTATATTGTCAGTTTAAGAGATTCTAGAATTGGTGCTGCTTTAACATCTGCTGGTGGTTCTGAGATAGGTGTTGCTAGAGTTTATGACTTTGCATTAGAGTCTGGATCTTATTCTGCAACTAACAATTCCACAAATGAGTGGGATCTCTCGTTATATGATATTCAGTTATTCTCAAAAATAACTTTAAATGAACCAGTCACATTCTCAATACCAACTGAAGTTAAAGGAAAGTATAGTGGTGCTACAGGATTTTTAAGATCTGCTGTTTCTAATAGCACATCTATAGAAGTTTATGAAAAATCTGGAGAATTTTTAACAAACGAACCGTTTGTGATAAATGGAAAAGCAAATAATAGAGTTGCTGTTGCGGTAACTTCTTTTGGAATGCAGGATGTAAAGTCTGTGTATGGTGGCCCTGATTTAGGTGATGTTGGTTTTGTAAGGCCATTTAATGGTGATGTAATACAAAGACCAGTTGTTGATTTTGGTAACGCTGCAATAACTGGAGTAAATGGAACTACAGGAATATCCACAGTTACTAGTGAAAGTGCATTATTTCCAGGCACACTAAAAGTTGGAAATATTTTATCATTTGGTGGTTTAGGTAATAGTGTTCCAACATTTGCAAGAATAACAGAAGTTAACACAAATAATGTTAAAATAACTGGTGTCACTACAGTTTCTGGTGTTGTAAGTGGTCAACTTCCAAGCGTTAATTCTTCAAATACTCCTACACAAATTTCTAGTTTAAGACTTCAAACATCACCTCTAGAAAGATCTACAGAGAGTCAATTATATGCGTTGATGCCAAAAGCATTCATTTCAGATGTTGATCTTACTGATTCTACCCTAACAATCAGAAAGAAATTTGATGTTGATGTTGTAATAAATCCAAACACAGGGTTGGGTCAATTATCTGCTGAAGTTGTTGCAGGTACGAATGAAAGTTTCTTACCTTTTGATGAAGAGAGATATATCTTTATGAAAGCTGACGGAACAACTATTCCGTTAAGAGACAATATGTTTGCATTCTCTGCAGGTAACACAATTTTACAAATTAGAGGTTTAGGAGCTGCAGCTTCTGGATGTGTTTTAATAACAACTTTGAAAAAAACTAAACCTTCTGCAAAAATAAAGAAACTAAATCGTGTAAATTCTATTGTTGTTAATTATTCAGATAATTCAGCGTCAGGAGTTGGTGCTACATCTTTAAATGATGGTTTAACTTCTGGAAATTTCCCTGTGGGAACAAGAGTTCAAGATAAAAAAATTGTATTGAATAATGCAGATGTTGTTAAGATACATGGTATTTTTGAATCTAGTAATACCTCAGAGGCATCTGCACCAAAGATGACATTAACATCTTTGAATGGCCCATCAGGAAAAACAACAGATCTTGTTATAGGTGAATTATTAATCGGTCAAAATAGTGGTGCTGTAGCGATTGTAGCTGAATCAGTGACAGATTCTCAAATTACATACATTACTGAAAATGAAACTGCTTTTGAAGAAGGTGAAATTGTAGATTTTAAAGAATCAAGTATTCAAGGTTTAATTACAACTTTAGATAATCCTAGTAAAAACATATCGTCAAACTATACTTTCAGCACAGGTCAAAGAAGCACATTTTATGACTATGGATTAATTACAAGAAAAACAAATGCTAAACCACCTAAAAAACAATTAAAGATATATTTCATGAATGGCTTTTACGAGTCAACTGATGAGGGAGATATCACTGTAAGAAATTCTTATAGTAGTTGGAATTATAGTAAAGAAATTCCAATGATTAATGGTGAATATGTCACAGATACAATTGATATAAGACCAAAAGTAAATACTTATACAGTTCTTGAAGGTGTAAGATCTCCACTTGAATTTTTTGGAAGATCATTTACCACCACAGGTGGTTCTGCTAAAAATATTTTAGCATCTGACGAGACTATAACTGTAAACTTCTCTCATTTTGTTGGTAGAGTCGATAGAATTTTCTTAGATTCAACTGGAAGATTTCAAGTTAAATATGGTGATCCATCAGAAAAAAGAGAAAGACCAACTGGAATTGATGATGCAATAGAGTTAGCAAGTATTATTTTACCACCATACTTATTTCAACCAAGACAAGCAAGAATAGATTTCTTAAAATATAAGAGATATAGGATGAGTGATATTAAGGATCTTGAAGATAGAATCAAGAACCTTGAGTATTATACTTCTCTATCCTTACTTGAAACACAGACCTCAAATATGTTTGTTCCTGATGCTGATGGATTAAATAAGTTTAAGTCTGGATTCTTTGTTGATAATTTTACAACTCTTCAAGCACAAGAAACTAATGGATTTAAAGTAAAAAATAGTTTAGATCCTGAAGAAAATGAGCTAAGACCTCAACATTATTGCACTTCTGTAGATTTACAGCCAGGGCCTGTTGAAAATGTTCCAGCAGGAACTGATCTTGCATTCTTAAATGTTGAAGGAACAAATGTTAACAAACAAAATGACGTAGTTACACTTGCATATACAGAAGTTGAATGGTTAAGTCAACAGTTTGCTACTAGAACAGAAAGTGTCACACCATTCTTAGTTAGTTTCTGGCAAGCAACAGTTAAATTATCTCCACAGTCAGACACATGGACAGACACTGCAAGACTTGATGCAAAAATAATTCAACAAGAGGGTAATTTTGCTGGTGTCATGGCACAAGCTATGCAAGAGTTCGGAGTTGATCCACAAACTGGTTTATCACCAATACAATGGAATTCTTGGGAAACAGTATGGACTGGAAAAGATTTTTCTGATCGTAAAGAGAGAAGAAAAGAAAAGAAAAAGAAAAAACATGAAGAAATAGTCAAAGCAGGTTGGATTAATGGTGGAAGTGGAGTTAACCATTCACGAATAGTTACTACTAAAACAACAACAACCTTTGAAGATACTATTCGTGACACATATAAAGTTCAAGATCAAGTTAGATCTGGAACAAGAAAATTTGTTACTGAACAATTTGATAATGAATCAATTGGGGATCGAGTTGTAAGTCGTGATGTTATCACCAATATGCGTTCTAGAAACGTTGAATTTAGAGTAACAAAATGCAAACCACTTACAGAATTATATGCCTTTTTTGATGGTGTTTCGGTTAATAAATATTGCACTCCAAAACTATTGGAAATTACAATGGAATCTGGAACTTTCAAAGTTGGAGAGACTGTTATAGGATCAATGCCAGGTGCTGGTGTGCCATCTGAAGGAACAGACAAACCTGCGATTAGATTTAGAGTAGCACAGGCAAATCATAGAGCAGGCCCATACAATTCTCCTACAGAAGTTTTTACTAAAAATCCATATGTTTCACAAGTTGGTGAGACTGGTCTTGAAACATACTTAGGAACACCAGGTACTGTTCAACTTGCGTCTTCAAATAGTGGTGCTACCAATATGCCAGCAACATATTCCTCTACATCAACCATATTAAATGTAGATACAAAAGCTTTAGCAGATCAACCACAAGGAGATTTCTATGGATATGTTAAAGGTGGTATGGAACTTAGAGGAACATCTAGTGGTGCTACAGCAGTTGTTAGGGCAAGAAGATTAATTTCTGATCTTGGTGCAAATTTAATTGGTAGTTTTTATATTCCAAATCCTAATAGTGGTAATCATCCAAAGTTTGAAACAGGAACTAAAACATTTACGATGATTGACAATAACACAAATGATCAGGAAAACACTGATACTTTTGGTGAGGATACTTATACTGCATCTGGAACTTTAGAAACAGTTCAAGAAAATATTATTTCTACTAGAAATGCTGTTATTCAAACAAAAAAGGTGAAAGATGAAAGAACAACTAGACAACTAACTGGATCAAGTGTAATAAAAACAGAGGCAATTAGTACTAAAACCTCTGTTAAAAAGAAAAATATTTGGTATGACCCATTAGCACAATCTTTCCAAGTTAACGAGGATGGTGGTATATTCATTACTAGTTGTGATGTTTATTTCCAAAGTAAAGATGACATGGATATCCCTATGACATTCCAAATCCGAACGATGGAAGGGGGAGTTCCGACACAGAAAATTTTACCGTTCTCTGAAATAATTAAAGCACCTGATCAAATTAATGTATCACAGAATGGAACTGTTGCGACTAGATTTAATTTTGAAGCTCCAGTGTATCTTGAAGGTAGTGGAACAGAATATGCAATATGTTTAGCATCATGGTCAACTAAGTATCAAGTCTTCATATCTAGAATTGGAGAATCTGATTTGTTAACTGATGAATTTATATCGCAACAACCATATTTGGGATCGTTATTCAAATCACAGAACGCTTCTACTTGGGATGCTTCACAGTGGGAAGATCTTAAATTTGTAATTAACAAAGCTGTGTTTGAAACCAGTGGAACAATGGAAGTATATAATCCTATTTTATCTCAAGGTAATAATCAAGTTGCAAGACTACAACCAAATTCAATTAACATTAATTCAAAACAACTTAGAGTTGGTATTGGAACATCATTAGCAGACACTGATCTGACTTTAGGTAATACGATTAATCAACTAGGATTTAGTGATGGAGATACCACTTACGCTGCAGCATCAAACGCATCGGGTGATTTTGTAGGTAGTGCAGGTATTGGAACAGGTAGTATGGGAATTGCTAACGCTGGTTTAGGATATTCTCCTGCATCTGGAACTGGATTGCACGTTGGTGTTGCTCTTACTAACATAACTGCTGGTGGAGACTTCATGACTGCAGATGTGGTAGTTACCGATGGTGGAATCTCATCAGTAAGAATTATAACTTCTGGTAGCGGATTCCAACAAGGTGATGTTCTTGGAATAACAACACTTGGAGGTTCAAACGATTCTGGTAGAAATGCAAGATTATCAATTGTTTCAATCGGTAGAACAGATGAGCTCATACTGGATAATGTTCAAGGTGATTTTGTTGTGGGTGGGAAATTAACATATACACATCCAGTGACTGGTATTACAACATCATTGAATACAAGAGTTGGTTCTTCAAATACAAATGCTAGAATTACTTCAATAGAAAAAATTACAGAGGTGAGCGATGGTTTACACTTCACAGTTGATCATAGAAATCATGGTATGCATCATGAACAAAATAGAGTGAGTATTAGTGGTGTTGAGTCTGATGTAGAACCAACCAAATTATCATTGCCAGTTGGTAAAAATTCTACTTCGACAATATCTGTTCAAAGCACTGATAACTTTACAACATATGAAAACGTCGCTGTTGGAGCAACTAACCCAGGATTATTACAAATAGGCGATGAAGTTATACGATATACAGGTGCTTCTAGTGGATCAATCACAGGTATAACAAGAGGAACTAATAACAAAAAACACGTTAAAGGAACTCCTGTTCGTAAGTATGAATTGGGTGGTGTATCTCTCGGAAGAATTAATAGAACTCATTTACTGAGTAATGTTACAGATAGAGATCCAAATCCAATTACGTTTGATAGTTATACTGTCAGATTAGATACCACTACTTTATCACCAGCAGAAACTGGATTAGCATTTGGTCTTCCTAATAGAACAGATGATTATACTGCTGCAAGTAATCCAAAATTATATTTTAATGAAACTAAATCCACTGGTGGATATGACGCTCATGCATCACAGAATATTCCTTTCCAAATTATATCACCAAATGTAACTCATGTTACAGTTCCTGGTACTAGTGTAACTGCTGCTCTTAAAACAATAAGTGCATCAAACCTTGGAAATGGAATGGGTCAAGGAACAGATTTACCATTCTTAGAGGCTGGAAGTGAACCAGTAACTTTAAATAAATCAAATTATTTAACTACACCTAGAATGGTGGCATCTAGAGTTAACGAACTTAATAATTCAGTTACCTCGGCATCTCCAGGCCAAAGATCATTAAACATGACACTTACTTTAGAATCAAGTGATCCTAATTTATCACCTGTCATAGATTTACAAAGAATGAGTGCTGTTTTCATATCAAACAGAGTTGATGCTCCAATCACTAATTATAAACAAGATCCTAGAGTTAATACTCTTTTAGATGATCCCACATCATGTCAATACGTTTCTAGAGAAAATTCTCTTGCTAATTCTGCATCATCTATCAAGATATTACTTGATGCTCACATTAATGAGTATTCTGATATAAGAGCGTATTATGCAATTAGTCCTACACCTAATTTTGATCCTATATTTGAACCATTCCCTGGCTATTTGAATTTAAATAATGAAGGTTTAGTTATTAGTGCTGCTGAAAGTGATGGTAGACCAGATAGACTTATTCCTAAATCAGATGCAGCTGGATTTAAGAGTGGTGAATTAGACTTTAACGAAACTGAATTTAATATGGAGGATTTACCACCATTTAAATATTACAGAATTAAATTATTATTAACATCAACAAATCAAGTTTATGTTCCAAGAATCCAAAATCTTAGGGTTATTACTTTAGCATAATGACAAATTTTATAAAAGTTGAGGGTAATGATAATTTAGTTAGAGATAGAAACACTAACCAAATTATTAATACTAACGAGAGTGAATATCAACAATATATTGCTCGTCGTAAACGAAAAAAAGTTGAAAAAGAAAAAGCTTTATCTGTTGAAGAAGATCTTGCTAATTTGAAAAGTGAAATGAGTGAGATCAAATCTCTATTAAAGGAGTTAGTAAATGGCAACTAAAAAAATTACTTTTGATCCAGAAGCAGGTGCTGCTTATGCAGCAAATTTTGCCATGCTTGGTGGTGCTAATTTTGAAGGTAACTTTGAGGTTGTAGGAACATCAAATACAGCATTTAATCTTGAAGGATATTCTGGTTCATCTCAGATGACTAAAAGTGTTTCTATAGGGTCAACTGCATTCCCTGCAGCAACTTTTGCTGTTGGATTCACAAGTGCTGCTGATGGTAAGATTCGTATATCACTTGGTGGAACACAGACTAAACTTATAGAAGAAGGTAGGTATGTTTATGATGTCATTGTTAGTTCTGGAAATACTTTCTACAAATTAGTTGATGGTAACATTCTTGTTCAACCTGGCATATCGTCAATCTCCGCACTATAAATATGGATAGAGGTATAGTATAAATGGCCCAACCATCCACTAGATCAGAATTAATTACCTATGCTAAAAGGCAATTAGGTGCACCAGTATTGGAGATCAACGTTGCAGATGAGCAAGTTGAGGATCTACTAGATGATGCTATTCAATATTTTCAAGAAAGACATTTTGATGGCGTATATCCATCATTTTTAAAATATAAATTAACAGATGATGATATAACAAGAGGTAGGTCTAGAGATGGAGAAACAGATAATATAGGAATTACAACAACCACTGCAACTGCTACGATTGATGGTGGAACAACCACATTTAGTTTTACTGAGACTGCAAATTATCTACAACTACCAGATGATATCATAGGAGTTAGTAAGGTATTTCATTTTGATGGATCAAACAGAATGTCAAGTGGTATGTTCAGTTTGAAGTATCAGTTGTTCTTGAATGATGTTTATTTCTATGGCTCAACTGAGCTGTTAACATATGCAATGACAAAAACATATCTTGAAGATATTAATTTCTTATTAACTACACAGAAACAAATCAGATTTAATAAAAGACAAAATAGATTATATTTAGATATTGATTGGTCAAGTGTAAGTGCAGATGAGTTTCTTGTTTTTGATGTGTTCAGAACTTTAGATCCAAATGATTATGCAAAAGTATATAATGATTCATTTTTGAAGAGATATTTTACTGCCCTTCTTAAAAAACAATGGGGCCAAAATTTAATTAAATTCCAAGGAGTTAAACTGCCTGGTGGGGTTGAGCTAAATGGTAGACAAATCTATGATGATGCAATGAATGATTTAACTATTATCAGAGAGCAAATGTCTAACACTTACGAGATACCACCTCTTGATTTCATAGGTTAATATAATGGCACTAAATCCTTTTTTTCAACAAGGCTCTTCTGGTGAACAAAGTCTCGTTCAGTCTTTGATTAACGAGCAGTTGAAAATGTACGGTGTAGAAATACACTATATGCCAAGAAAATATTTGACTGAGAAATCAATATTAAAAGAAGTAGTTCAATCAAAATTTGATGATGCATATCCCATAGAAGCATACATTGATAACTTCGATGGTTATGATGATATGCCATCAACACTATCAAAGTTTGGTATACAGGCAACAAATGAAGTAACTTTAATTATATCAAGAGAGAGATTTGAAACTTACATATCTCCCCTAATGAAAAATGAATCTAATGTCAAACTCTCCACAAGACCAAAAGAGGGAGACTTGATATATTTTCCACTAGGTGATCGTTTGTTTGAAATCAAATATGTAGAGCATGAAAAACCATTTTATCAGTTAAGAGAGAACTATGTTTACAAATTAACTTGTGAACTATTCCGTTATGAAGATGAAGTTATTGATACAGGTGTTGATGAAATAGATGATACTTTAGAAGGAATAGAAGGAGCAGATGGAGAGGAAATTCTCATTGGTTCTGGTGGCACACAGAAACTAACTCTTGTTGGAACTGCGTCTCAAGCAACTGCATCAGTTGGTATTATTAACGGTGGTATTCAACAAATATTCTTATCAAATAGGGGTAAAGGATTTACGTTTGCACCAAGAGTTGCAATATCATCTGCACCTGCAGGAGGATTATCTGGTATTGCCTCATCTAAGTTATTGAGTGGTGTCGCTGTTGAAGGTAATATTAGTGATAGTAAAAAATCTGTTGTTCAGTTTATTGATCTAGTAAATCCAGGCTTTGGATATACAAGTAATCCTGAAATTGTAGTGATTGGAGATGGAGCTGGTGTTGCAGCAACCTCTAAGATTGAAAATGGTGTAGTTGGTGTTGTGACTATTACTTCAGGTGGTTCAGGATATACAACATCTCCAACAATAACATTTACAGGATTATCAACTGTTTCTGCTGCTGCGACTGCGATTGTTAGTGCTGCTGGAACGATCTCTGCTATACATATCAGGAATGCTGGTGTAGGCTACACGGTAACACCCACTATTTCTATCGCATCACCAGGTAGCTCTGGTTCAGGGAACTACTCATTCAATGAAACAATTACAGGTGGAACAAGTGGAGCTACAGCAAGAATTAGAACATGGGATGCTGTTACAAATGAATTAGAGATATATAATATCACAGGCACATTTAGAGCTGGAGAAACAATTACGGGATCTTCTTCAGGTGCATCACATCTAATTAGAGTCGTTGACGATACTAATTTTGATGATGGATATGGTGAAAATGATGAGTTTGAATTACAAGCAGATGCTATTTTAGACTTCTCAGAAAACAATCCGTTTGGAACACCATAAATATATGTAACAGGTTATAACAATGTTTGAGTATTTTTACAACGAAATCCTAAGAAAAACAATTATCAGTTTTGGAACACTGTTCAATGGTCTTACCATTAAACAAGAGGGATCCACTGTAAAAGTTCCATTGGCATATGGCCCAACACAAAAGTTTTTGGCAAGATTAGAACAAGCACCAAATTTAAGTCAAGCAACTCAAATTAGTCTACCTAGAATGTCTTTTGAGTTTACTGGTATGACTTATGATTCTTCTAGAAAAGTAACAACAACTCAAACAATAGCAGTTAAAAATCCAGACGACGGAACAGATATTAAAAAAGTATTCATGCCAGTTCCATATAATATGCAATTTGAACTTGCTATTATGTGTAAACTAAATGATGATGCATTACAGTTAGTAGAACAGATATTACCATTTTTTCAACCATCATATAATTTAACTGTTAATCTTGTGAGTTTAATAAACGAGAAGAAAGACGTTCCAGTTGTATTAGAAAATATTACGATGGATGATCAGTATGAAGGAGACTTTACATCTAGAAGAGTTTTACTTTATACTTTAAGATTTACTGCAAAGACATATCTATTTGGCCCTGTTACATCTGCATCCAAAGATATTATCAAGACTGCATCTGTTCGTTACCTTGCTGGTGGATCACAAAGCACACAAAGAGATGTTACATTCTCTGTTAAACCAAGAGCACTTAAAGACTACACTGATGATGTTGTAACCACTTTAAGTGAAGATGTAAGTGCATCTCAAGAAACAATCAATGTTGCTGACGGAACTGCAATCACAGTTAATAAGTTTATTGATATTGAAGGTGAGGAAATGAAAGTCACTAAGATCACAGGTAATAAACTTACTGTTAAGAGAGGTCAAGATAGCACAATCGCTAAAGAACACGTTAGAGGAACTGGAGTCAAAGGTATTGATTACACTGGAAGAGAGGATAGTAATATCGTCGAACTTGGTGATGACTTTGGATTTGATGGTTCTTACTCATGAAAACTGACGGATTAGATGATGCTTTCAATGTAGAAACAAGTATTGTTCCTGCAGAAGTTGAAAAAGTTCAGAAAAAAGAAAAACCAAGTGCTGATCATATAAGTAAAGATTACGAATATACTCGTGGAAATCTTTATAGTATTATAGAGAAAGGTCAAGAAGCAATCAACGGTATTCTTGAACTTGCTCAAGAGAGTGAAATGCCAAGAGCATATGAAGTTGCAGGTCAATTGATAAAGAACGTGGCTGATGCAACTGATAAATTGATGGATCTTCAAAAGAAATTAAAAGATGTGAATGAAGAAGAGAAAGCAAAAGGCCCATCCACAGTTAATAATGCATTATTTGTAGGGTCAACATCTGAGTTATCAAAA